AGTTGCGGAAGTGTGGATCACAAAACTTGGAGAAGCACCAACCTCTGATGTGGGTAAGTTACTGCAAGAGTTTGTGCGCACGATGGCGTTCGAAACCTCGATGCGTTTAATGGAAGCCGCGGATGAGAAACAAGAAGTGATCCCACCAAAAGCGCTTAACCAGTTAGCGCTTGTTGTTCAGCGTATCGAGCAAGCCGCCATGACAAGCCATAAGGTTGAAAAGGAAATCCGTAAAGCCTTTGCTGAAGAAGCGGCAGAACAAGCAGAGCAAATTGTTCGAGAAGCGGGCATCACAGATGAAACTGTTCAATCGGTCAAAAACAAAATATTGGGGATCGCCTAATGGTCAAGCCGACAATTTTAAAGTTCTTCAACTATCACCATCTGCCCGAAAAGCTCCAGCGAGTGAGTAAGCCATTTCATGATATGGCACACACCTTGGTTAAAGAGCTTCCTGAAAATGAAGAGAGTCAAGTCGCTCTGCGTAAGTTACTCGAAAGCAAGGACGCAGCGGTACGCGCTTTGGTGGAGTAATGGAGCTTCCTGCCTTTCTATTTTTCTTTGCTCTTGCCTGCCTACTTTGTGTAGGCGGGATTTTTATTTATGCCGTGTTGCTGATTTGGCAACTGTGTAAAGCGGTTGAGGAGGATGTGAGTGAATACTGAAACCTTCGATGAGAATGATGTATTACTCCCGTATCAAAAGCGTTGGATTGCCGATGAGTCTCCGCTTAAATTGGCGGAGAAAAGCCGTCGAACTGGTATCACCTGGGCGGAAGCCGCAGACGCAGCGTTAACCGCATCCAAGGCGAGAAGCGCAGGCGGAACTCATCACTTCTACGTGGGCTCGAACAAAGAGATGGCGCGCGAATTTATCGACGCTGTGGCGATGTGGGCCAAGGCGTTTAACCATGCAGCCAGTGATGTTCAGGAAGAAGTGTTTCTTGATAAAGATGGCGACAAAGAAATCCTTACATTTGTCGTTAACTTCGCTTCAGGTTTTAAGGTTCAGGCGCTTTCGAGCAACCCTTCTAACTTGCGTGGTATGCAGGGTAACGTAACGATAGATGAAGCAGCATTCCATGAGCGACTAGCCGAAGTGCTAAAAGCTGCCCTGGCATTAACCATGTGGGGCGCGAAAGTTCGTCTTATCTCTACTCACAACGGTATCGAAAACCTCTTCAACCAACTCATTCAAGATAGCCGCGCTGGTAAGAAACGTTACTCGATCCATACCATCACGCTCGATGACGCTTGTCGAGATGGTCTGTACAAACGTATATGCCAGGTTAAGGGGATGGAATGGTCGCAAGAAGCAGAAGACCAATGGAAGTCTGATTTACTGCGTGATACGGCCACCGAAGAAGATGCACTAGAAGAATATTACTGTGTGCCTAAGAACGGCGGCGGTGCTTATATTAGCCGAAGTTTGCGTGAGCGTGCAGCAAGGCTTGATGTCCCTGTTATCAAGTTTACAGGTACAACTGCCTTCAACGAATCGGCTGAAGGCGAGCGTATGCGCGAAATGCAGGAATGGTTAGTCGAGAATGTTGGCCCCGAGGTTAAGGCGTTGCCGAAAAACTTACGCCATGCGCTTGGGGAAGACTTTGCCCGAAATGGTGACTTGACGGTCTTCGCGCCTATTACGGTTGAAGACGATACCAAGCGCACCGTTCCATTTCTTGTTGAACTGGCAAATGTACCATTCAAGCAGCAAGAGCAAGCGCTGTACTACATTTGTGATCGCCTTCCTCGCCGTGATGGAATTAAGCTTGATGCGCGTGGTAATGGTCAGTACCTTGCCGAGCAGGCTCGATACAAATACGGGGCTGAGGTTGAAGAAGTAATGCTGTCTGTCGCCCACTACCGCGAGAATATGCCTCGATTTAAAGCGGCGTTTGAAGACGATGAAATCAGTATTCCAAAGCATGAAGATGTCATTACTGACTTGGGGCAAATCCAAATGTATCGCGGCGTGCCAAGTGTTGATGATAAGCGCACTACGGGCAGTGACGGCAATAAGCGACACGGTGATAGCGCGATTGCGATCTTCTTAGCCTTCCTCGCTTCCAAAGAAGACATCACTCGTTATGAGTTACACACCATTAAACCCGATGGCGAAGAAACACAACGTCGTTTTTTCGGCACCGCAAAAGAAAACAACCGATTTGATGATATGCCGCACCATGACTTGCGCGGCAAAGGGATTCGACTATGAGCATTCAGTTTGTTGACAGCAAAGGCAACCCATTAAAGGCGGATAAAGAAATACTCGCAGACGATATTGCGCGCGCCTATACCACCGGAGTTCGCAACCCTCGCCCTGCGAGTGTGGCTTCTGCGTTATCACCTCACCGTCTCGCCGCCTTGTTGCGTAGTGTCATTGATGGCACCAACCCTCAAGACTACATGACGCTCGCCGAAGAAATGGAAGAGCGTGACTTACACTATGCGGCGCAGCTGCGTACACGCAAGCTTGCTGTGGCAGCGATTGAGCCGACTGTCGAGGCGCACAGTGACGATGCGAAAGATGTCGAGATGGCTGAGCGCGTTCGTCAGTTGATGAACGATGACAAAATACCTGAGCTGTTTTTTGATCTGCTCGATGGCCTAGGTAAAGGCTTGGCGGTTGTGCAGATTTTGTGGAACACCAAGAAAACGCCTTGGATGCCCTACGACTATAAATGGGTAGATCCTCGTTACCTAAGACAAGACCAAGAAACATTAGAGCAAATTTTACTGATTAGTGAAGATGCCCCAAGCGGTGCGCCATTAGAGCCCTATAAGTTTTTAGTGCATACGCCCCGTTCGAAGTCTGGAAGCGTGTGGCGCAATGGTCTCGCGCGTTTGGTCGCGGTGATGTACATGCTTAAGTCGTTCACTATTCGCGATTGGTGGGCGTTTGCAGAGGTTTTTGGTATCCCCGTTCGTGTTGGTAAGTACGGCGCGAACGCCAGCGAAGAAGACATTCAAACGCTCGTCAATGCGGTTGGAAGAATCGCCAGTGATGCAGGTGCGGTCATTCCTGAATCTATGAAAATGGAGTTCATCGAAACGGCGAAAGGCAATGGCGGCAACACTCTGTTTGAAAACATGGCGCGTTGGTGTGATGAACAGACATCCAAAGCCGTGCTTGGTCAAACCATGACCGCAGACGATGGTAGCTCTCAATCACAGGCCAACGTACACAATGAAGTGCGTTTAGATATTGCTGAATGGGATGCACGACAACTTCAGTCTTGTATCAATGAATATCTGGTGAAGCCATTCATCATCCTTAATTGGGGAGTACAAGAGCACTACCCGAAAGTGAAGATTAAGGTTCCTCAGCCAGAAGATTTGAAGATGCTGGTTGATAGTTTGAAGCCGATGATCGACAGTGGAATGAAAGTCTCTGCCTCTGAAGTCCGTGAGAAGTTCGGTCTACGCGAGCCGAAGCCTGATGAAGAAGTTTTGGTTCCCACCGCGCAGCTATCTATGCCAACGGTGGTTGACGAACCAGGTTTAAACCGCTCTCAAATTGCGATCAACCGAGTGGCTAAATCATCAGAACAGGAAATTGATGACATGACGGATGATGCCATGAACGAATGGGAAGAAGTGGCAGAAGACTTTATGAACCCAATCATCAAACTTGCAAACGAATCCGACAGCTATGAATCGTTTTTAAAAGCGTTGCCTGGTTTGCAAGCTGAGTTAGGTGCAGAAACCTTTGTCGAACAAATGGCGCTCTACATGTTCCAAGCGCGAGGACTTGGAGATGTGAAGGATGCCTAAAGATATTGTCCCAAAAGAAGCATTAGATTGGTTTAAGCGTAAAGGTATAGAGCCTGGCTTTGATTATCGTGATGTGTGGCGGCAAGAGCATAGCAACGCATTCACGGTGGCAAAGATGCTTAATGCGGATTTGTTGACGGATGTAAAAGCCATTGTTGAGCAGGCCATTGAAGAGGGACAAACCTTTGAGCAGTTTCGAGAGATACTAAAACCACTGCTGGTTAAGTCTGGTTGGTGGGGGATCCAAGAGATGGTTGACCCACTAAGCGGAGATTCAAAACCCGTTCAACTTGGCAGTGAAGGCCGTTTAAAGACGATTTACAAAACCAATATGAGAACGGCGCGAGCAGCCGGACAATGGGAACGCATCGAGCGAACCAAACGCGCCATGCCCTATTTGCTGTATCAGCTTGGTCCATCTTTTGAACATCGCTTGCAGCATGAAAAGTGGAAAGGTCTATTGTTGCCAGTTGACGATGCTTGGTGGAATGCTCACATGCCGCCGAATGGTTGGGGGTGTAAATGTTGGATCCGCCAAGTGTCGCGCTTTGAAGCAGATAAGCTTATTAAAGAAGGCAAGGTGTCAACCAGTGCGCCAGATGATGGCACTAAGCGATGGGTAAATAAGCGAACGGGTGAAGTTGAAGTGCTACCAGAAGGTATTGAGCCAGGTTGGGATTATAATCCTGGCAAATCGAGAGAAGCTTCTCTTTCTGCTGACCTCGCTGAAAAAGAATTGAGGATGCGCCAGACGCTCTCTGAGGGCTTATAAATAAATTATCGCTACAATGTGTCGTTTAAAATTGTTTAAACAAATATGGCGCGATTTAAACGGTGTTTAAACATGGTCTATCACTGTGTTTTAGGTGAGTTTATCGGTTTGCGCTTGATAAGCTGATTTTTTCCGGTAATCTTTAAAGCCTTAGACCCCTCTCCAAATCTCATTCAATAGAGCAACCGACGTTAATTCAAC